ACTAATATAAGTTGTTGTTCTTTTGAACCAGAACCTAATCCTACTTGAACAGTAACATTAACTCTGTCTTTCCATTCGTAAGGACGCATAGGTACATACTTACCTCTTATTCTAATAATCTTTTCTTTTTGTTGATATTTACATACCAATTCAAACATTTTAAGTGCTAGATCTCTAACACCTGTTTCTGCAAATATTCTAGCAATCAACTCCATTCTCATTTGAGATTGAGTTAATACTTGATTCATTCCTGTTGCAGTTTTTTGATTTAATGAATCTGAATTTAATCCTTGTGATGTTCTACTTACACCTGTTCTAGTTTCTTTTACAGAATCTAAATAAGCTAACATACCACTAGCTTGTTCTGTAATAGGTTGTGCCTGAATAGGCATCATAACATTTTGAGGTGGTTGTTTAGTTCTAACAATTCCTCCAGGTCTATTAGTTAATAGATCATCCATAGCTACTTGACCATCTTGTACTGCTACACGATTATTATTAGTTAGATACATATTATCTAACATCTGTCTCATAACTGTAGATTTAATTAACTGTATATCTTCTACTAGCTCTGCAATAGATCTACCATGAAATCTATGAGGCATGATAACTGGAGTCATAGATATAAATGGCATTGTATCCATTTCTTCTATACTTAATAATTTTTTAGAATCACCAGCTACACAAATCTTAACAAGCTCTGCTTTACCATCATCATCAAGATCCATTCTTACATAACATTCATGTAGTAATACATCTTGTGTAGAATCATCACCATCAGCTTCTCCATGTGAGAAGTCTATGTTTTGATGTCTTATAAATTTATCTTCTGTAAAATAATCAGGATCACCTGTTGGTAAAGAATCTACTAACTCTTTATCATATCCCATTTCAACTAATTCAGTTTTAGTTTTATTAGTTCTATGACATACAAAGTTAGCTGTATCTATAGACTTACATCTTCTTTCAATTAAAAATTCTTCAGGTGGTACAGGTTCAATTCTAACTTGTCCATACTTTCTAGTTCTATGAATTACACAATCATGTAATTTAATTTTATCTAGTTCTTCTCCTCTATCATCTGTGATAGGTTCATCATACTCTGTATGTTCTTTTACATCTACTTCTGCATCTGCTACTAAATCATTAAACTCATCTTCAGTTAATCTGGTATATTCTTCTCGTTCTGTTTTATTTGAGTTATCCCAATAGATTTTAAGAATACCATTTTTCTGAATCAAAGCATCTTTGAATACTGTATATAATGAAGTAAATCCATTATTCTGTTTGTAAAATATATGGTTTAAGTAGTCTGAACATTGTCTAGCCATTTCTTCATCTTCTGGTCCAACACCTTCACAAGAAAAAACATTGTCTCCTGCTGTAAAGATTTTCATAAGAGAAGGCATTAAGCTTTCTACTGTATCCATTACATCATTAGAGATTACTTGTGATCTACCTTCTTGTTCATTACCAAGAGGCATTCCTAAATAATATTCTAATGATTTTTTTCTTCTAGCAACTAGCTCACCACCAATATAACCTGATGCATTGTGAATTTCTCTACTTACTAATGATAATATTTCTTGTTCTGATTTTTTCATACTACATATTTTGTATCTACATTAATTGGCTTATCCCATTCTGTTGTATCTAATGGTTCAGATACACATCCATATCTAAAACTATCAGATGCGTGTGAGCACCAATCGTGTAGAGGTTTGTTTTTAAACACCTGGTTCTTTTCATCCCATTGTTTTCTATATTGTCGTAATGCATCTAATCCTTGTTTACACTTTTCTCTATCAAACCAACAGTCTTTTAATGTATTACGTACAGATTCTATTCCATGATCTACTTCAAGTTTTGGTGCTACTTCAAAATCTAATCCTAGTTCAGATGCAACTTCTAATCTAGATTTACCAGTACCAAGTTCTCTTGCCATTATATCATGTGGAGCTATATGATTTGAATAAGCATAATCTTTTTCTGTTAATACATCAACATAATGTGCTAATGATTCACCAGAGTTTTCATAATAGTCTATGAGGTGTACTTCTTCTCCAACTCTTTGTGCAAACCAAATTGCAGTTGAATCTCCTATCCCCAAATCCCACCAAGTTTCCACACCTACATTTTCATCTACAGGCACGTTGCCGATTCTCCCATCTTTATCGGCTTTCGTTATTAGTCGACCATAATAACTTCCTGACACTGCTGCAGTAAAAGAGCATTCAAACTCTTGTTCATACTGCTCAGGCGTCATGATTTGACGTGCCTGTTCCAGTTCCTCCTCTGGAATTACTTTAGTGTCAGAAGATCTATATAGTTTCCCATACCAATCTTTATGACCTCGCTGTGCATAATCATAAACTTCCCAGAATTGATTATGACCCATTGGTGTTCCAATAAATAATACCCATCCTAATTTATCAGATACAGCTGGTCTTATAATTTCTGTCCAAACTCTAGGAGACATGATAGCGTATTCATCTAAGACTACTCCATCAAACCCCATACCTCGAATTGAATCAGGATTATCTGCACCAAAAATCTGTATTCTTGAACCATTGAATAAATCTATTCTAAGTTCTGATTCGTTTCTACTACCACCCCAAGTCATTAGTGGTTTTGTATAATATTTTAAATATTCCCAAGCAATAGATTTACCTTGTCTATAAGTTGGAGCTATGAATGCACATAAAGCTCTAGGTTTACCTGCTGCTGTTTTAATTAATTCGTTAATTGAAAGGACTGATTTCCCAAATCTTCTGTGACATACAAGTACGCTAAATCTTCTTAAATTATTATGAACCTCTGTTTGATATTCTCTAGGTTTATAAGGTACTTCTATTATCCTAACTTTCTTTTTGCCATTGGACTTTGATTTCGATTGGTGCATCTGTTCCTATCTTAGATGTTGTGTTAGCTAGTTTTGGATGAATGTAAGGTGCAGCCTTTTCAGCAGCATACATTTTACGTTCAGGTGAACTAGCAGGATTGTTTAACACAGATAAAAGATAATCTAAAGGAGAATGTTGATACTTCTCTGCCATATCTTCCATTGTTTTCCAAAGAGATTTAGATTTAGAACCTAATGGTCTACCAGCTCCTTCTCTTTTTCCACCATGTTTTGATACTTCATTTTCATGAGAAGCATCTTCGGCAGATCCTTTTGATTGCATAAACTTAATATCTTTTTCCATTATAGAACCGATATTCCTTTTCTATTATATTTTTTTAATGCTGTTCTTTTAATTGGTTGCTCACCAAGTTCTCTTTTAATTTGTCTACCAACTAATGCACCACCTGTTAATGCTAAAGAAAGAGGACTTATTGCAGCTTTACCTGCAAACTTAATACCTTTTACTACTCCTTTTTTAAGACTTAAATTCTTAATAGAGCTAGTAAGTTGATTCATCTTAGCTTTAACTGGAGAATACTTAACAAGTTTTTTACCTGTTCTTTTTCCATATTTGTAGTTTCTAAACTTTTTATCGCTTGATCCTATTATATCTGGGTACTTCATTTTTTCTTCTTTTTCTTTTTAGCTTTAATTATTTTTTCTTGTAATGCTTTAGGCAATGTTCTTTGTTTTGCTGTAAGCATAGCTTTACCTGGCATTCTTGCTTTCATTAGTATTTCCTTTTAACTTTCTTACCCATTTTTTTAGCAGCTTTCTTAGCAGCAGCTTTACCTTTTTTAGTATATGGATATTTTTTTTTTCCAACCATTGGCATAATATTTATCCTTTTTTTTGTTTTTTTGATCCTATTGCTTTTCCAGTACCATAACCAATAGCTCCACCTAATCCTATAGTTGCAGCTGATAATCCTGGATAATCTTTTGCAAAAGTAACTACTCTTTTGCTTTCTTTTTTAACACCAGTTTTTACTTTATTAAAATTAGCAATAGTTTTTTCTTTAATACCTTTAGGTTTTTTTATCTTACCTTTTAAGGTTTTCATAGCATCCATTGCATCTTTATAAGATTTTTTTGCAATAGTTTTAGCTACAAATATTTTAGTTTTCATCATCATTGTCTTAATAGTCCTTGTTGTGCAGCCATACGAGCATTAGGCATTTGCATATTCATGTTCTGTCTTTTACCCATTTGCTGCATCATTGGATTATTTGCCTGTTGTAATAATCCTTGCTGCTGTTGTTTTGCTATTTCAGGCATTAGTTTTGCTTTAACAATTAATGCTAACTTCTGAGATTCTTCAGGAGTCAGATTAATCATATCATCAGCTAATTTTTCTAGTCTTTTACTCATTAACAATTCCACTTTCTTAATGCTTTGTTTATTCTACTATTTGGATCTCTTGCTGTTTTTGCAGATGTAAGTCTACGTTTCATACCTTTCATTCTAGCACAAAACGATTTACGTCTTTTAGCGTCTTTAGATCCTTTTTTTAATTTAGATGGCTTTGTAGTAACTGCCATTTTAAGTTTAGATCCAGGATTAGCTCGTCTATATGAAGCTATTCCTTTCCTGTTCAAACCCCCACTTTTGGATTTGCCTTCTTTACGCTGCCATGCAGGGGTTGCCATTACCTTTTTTTAGCAGTTTTGGCTGCTCGTCTAAATTGTTTAGCAGTAGGTGCACCTTTGGCACCCTTTTTTCGCATTTTTTCACCACTACCAGCTTTGATTCTCTTTCGCTTTGCGTGGATATTTGCGTATAGTCCTTTTTTTTTAGCCATTATAAAACTCCTTTGTAGTCCTTAAGTTTAGCTTTAGCTCTAAACTTTGGATTTTTCAAGTCCTTTATAAATTTGTTACGTTTGTTTCTAGCTTTGATCAACGTTTTAGCTGATAATTCTTTAATAACTGGAAACATTAAGTAGTTTTTCATCTGCCTTGCCTATTGTATTTTTTATAAGATCTTTTTTTGTGTTTATTTAACGATTTCGTGTGCCTTCGTGGTCGTTTTTTTGGTTTTTCTCTAGGTACGAAATGGGTAAA